AACTGCCCACACTGCGGTATTAACTTGTTCAACGGTGTTGGTTTCAATGGTGACGTTGTTAACGGTACTAAAATCAAGCACGAACAGTTTGAATTTGAATGCCTAGGTTGCGGTGAAGAATTCGGTGCGCCAATTAAAAAACAACGCACTAGCAAAGCTTCAGCAAACTATCAGCCATTTGTTGCACGCGAAGAACGTAACGGTGCGAAACGTCCTGCAAAACCTGGCTTGTGCTTATCTGTGTGGTTAGCGTTAGACGACATCTACAAAATGGGTGAAGGTCGAATCCCTACAATCAAAGACGTGCGTGAACTTGCTACACAAAACGACTGGAACTTAACAAACGCTTCAGTTGAATTCTACCAATGGCGCAAATTCAATTACTTAAACGGTAGCAAATAAGCTACCGTTTCTTGAGGGTTAAAATCATGTATGTAACTATCGATAAAACAAACTGTAAATTCTTGCGCAAGCACCCTGATGTAAATATGTTGTGTAACCTTGCATACATTGAAACCCCTCACTTGGCTGTTAGCATACAACCATGCGATGACCACACATTCTTAAACGAGTGTACCGACCTTGAGCTCAAGTTGTTGTACAAAAACACAACAGGTAACGATCAAGTATATTTTGGTAGCAAGCTGCGCTATGTACTTGCCGAACTGGTGTCACGTTTACCTGTACTTGACGCCGACAAATGGGAACTTGAATACCAGGCAAACGCTATCCCTGAAGGTAATGTAACCCCTTATACATACGTGAAGGGTAGCTACAAGCCTGCTATTCTACCAGACCTGTTTGCAGGGTTTGAAACACCTGCTGCACCAGACGAAGCGTTAATCGTTGCACAGGGTAAAAAGTTATTCACAACGCTTTATCCTGAAAGCAGCAAGCCTTTAGCTGCGATTTTAAGCACTGTTAATACACCTGCGGGTACTACTGCCGCAGCTAAACCCGCAGCGTCGCCTGTACCCCCGAAAAATCCGCAAGCAATACCGCAAAAACGGGGAACTGTTCGCGTACTTATCTGGGATATTGCAGACAAAGAATGGGAACGCTTGGGTCAACCTAAAGACGTCAAGCAGGTGCTTGAAATGCGCAAAAACCTGTATTCTGTTTTAGCCAACGAACATGGTATTGGTAAGAACACCAGTAGCAATGAATTAGGCGCTTGGCAAAAAAGCAAACAAATTTTTTAATCAACATGGCAAAGTGCGATAATTCGTTATGCTATATTGCACTTCCTAACTTACATTTATGACCAACTATTAGGTGACTGAAATGACAAACCAAGCACAAGCAACCGCAACTCAAAAATCTGCTGAACAAATTGAAGCAGAAAAACAAGCCGCAGCTGAAGCAAAAGCAGCAGCACAAAAAGCGAAAGCTGAAGAAAAAGCAGCAGCTGACGCAAAACGCGCTGAAGAAAAAGCAGCAAAAGCTGAAGCGAAAAAAGCTGCTGAAGCTGCTGCAAAAGAAAAACGCGCTGCTGAAGCTGAAGCGAAAAAGCAAGCAAAAGAAAACCAAAAAGCAGAACGTGAAGCTGCTAAGGTTGCAAAAGCTGCTGAAAAAGAAGCTGCTTTAGCTGCTAAAAAAGCTGAACGCGAAGCAAACCGCATGCCAAAACAAAATGGCGTGACACGTCCTAAACCTCACACCCTTTGCGGTAAAGCGTGGGCAATCTTTGACCAAGTGTCACAAACAAAAGGTTCGCCTGCAACTATTAAAGAATCTCTCGAAATTGCAAAAGAGCAGGGCCTTAATGAAGGTAACGTCAAAGCTGAATATGCTTCATGGCGTAAATTCCACGGCATTACTGGTCGTGTAACTGAACCAAAAGCAGAAGCTGAAGCACCTGCAACAGCAGAAGCAACTTCAACAGAAGCAGCACCAACAGCATAATCTGTTAAGCTACGGCAACCCCGCAGGGTGTATTCCGCACCCTGCTACTTCCCCGAGGCGTATATGAATACTCAAAAACCAGAAAAAGCAATCACTTCCCTTTCTAATTCCTATCAAATTCATTCTATATTTCAAACCATTCAAGGTGAAGGCCCCTTCACTGGTACACCGTGCGTCTTTGTACGTTTGGCAGGGTGTAACCTACAATGCCCGCAATGCGATACTGACTATACTGAAGGTCGCCAGGAAATGCACCCGTCAGATATTGTTCACCTTGTTATGCAGCTTAGCAAAAAGGACAACTATGGTCGCGCTCTTGTGGTCATTACTGGTGGGGAACCGTTTCGTCAACCAATTGGCGGTCTAATTCGACGTTTGCTTGAACAAGGTTGTTATGTTCAAGTTGAAACAAACGGTACGCTTGCACCACCACAAAGTGTCAGCTATAACCACAATACAGCGCAGCGCAAAGGGTGTTATATCGTTTGCAGTCCTAAGTCTGGACGTATACACGCAGCAATTGAAACGTACATGTGTGCGGTTAAGTATGTTGGCTGCGCTAAGAGTTTAAGTCCTGAAACTGGTTTACCTCTTAAAGCTCTTGAGCATACCGCTAAACCCCACCTTTATGCTGTGCCTAAAAACCTTGCACAGCGCCCCGTTGTTTACCTGCAACCAGTTGATGAAAAAGACGATGAATTAAACCGTCGCAACATGTTAGCGTGCGTTCAGGCGTGTTTAAAATTCGGCTATACTTTACAACTACAAACCCACAAAATTATCGGAGTAGAATAACATGTGTGCAATTATTGGCGCGGTGTTTCCTAACCTTAAAACTGACGGTGATGTGTTAATTGCTAACATTCGCTTAAATCAAATTGTTCTGCTAAGTAAAGAGCGGGGTCGTGACGGTATTGGGTACATTGTGCAAACCGAAAAGGGTCATACTTGCGTTAAGGAAGTTGACCAAGAACAGCTTGAAAATACTTTTACAACCTCAAACCCTGCTGAAGTTATCCCGTTTGGCACGCGCGGTCGTGTGTTGTTTATTGCAAACCTGCGTGCAGAACCGACAACCGAATATGTCAAAGACAAGTCTAAAGAAGATCAGCAACCGTACACAGTGCGCGGGTGGTCTATTGTGCATAATGGTACTATTGCAAACGACAAAGAGATACGCGCTGAATACAAGCAATTAAGCAAGCAATTTCACCACCCTTTACCAGTTGACACCACAATTGACAGCGCAGCTATCGTTGAACAATTGTACATGTCTAGCGGTGAAAATATTGCACTATATGCATTCCTTGAAACTATGCAAACGTTAAAGGGTAGCTATGCCATTGCAGCGATTAACCATAAGCACATGGACAGCATGTACCTAGCTGCGAACTATCGACCGTTGTGGGCGTATCAAGACCACATTGGTGCATACTTCGCAAGTTCAGAAAGCTTCTTTATGTATGACAAGAAAAGCTTTAGACGTCCGTTCTTGCTTGAACCTTATAGCGCACATCACGTTCGCGTGGTAGAGGATGAAATTATTATTGACAGTATCCTTACACCACTTCACGAAAGTAATAAAGCTTTAGTGGTGTGCAGTGGTGGTTTAGACAGTGTTGTAGCTGCAACCATTGCAAAAGAACGTTATGGGTTTGACGTTACATTATTACATTTTAAATACGGTAGTCGTGCTGAAGGCCCTGAAGAAAAAGCAGTGCGTGAAGTGTCGCACAAGCTTGGTGGTCTACCTATTGTATGGATGCCTTTACCAATTTACAGCGAAGATGATTCACCTTTGTTGCAAGCTGATAGCACCATTGCTGGCGGTGAAGAGGGTGCTGAATTTGCGCATGAATGGGTGCCTGCTCGTAACCTTGCGATGCTTAGTGTAGCAACCGCATACGCTGAAGCACATGGGTTCACCAATATCATTCTCGGTAATAACCTTGAAGAAGCAGGTGCATACCCTGACAATGAGCCTGAGTTTATTAACCAGTTGAACAAGACGCTGCGCTTTGCAGTAGGTGACGGGGTTAATATCCAGATTCTAATGCCAGTCGGTAACATGATGAAGCATGAGATTGTTAAAGAGGGTTTACGCTTGGGTGCGCCACTTGACGCAACGTGGAGCTGCTACCGTGCAGGTGAGCTACATTGTGGTAAATGCGGGCCATGCTTTATGCGTAAAACTGCATTTGAAATTAACAACGCTGCTGAAGTAATTACATACGAGGCTTAACATGTACCAAGTTACTAAGACATACGGTCACGAACGCGGGTTATCCTGCTGCTTCCGTCAACCAAAAGCTGACTCGCACTGCAACCTTTTACACGGGTATGCGCTTGCGTTTACACTGGTATTTCAAAGTGAAACTTTAAACGACAAAAACTGGGTTATTGACTTTGGTGGTTTAAAGGATATTGAAAGCTTCTTAAAGCATGCGTTTGACCACACAACAGTGATTGCAAGCTCTGACCCGCACATCGATACATTCCGCGAGTTGCAGCGCAAGGGTCTTATTGACTTGTGCGTACTGCACGCAGTTGGTTGTGAAGCGTTTGCAAAATACGTTCATGACTCAGTATCACAAATGCTGCTCACCATGCAGGTGCATGCTAAACTTTATTCCGTTACCGTAGCTGAACACGGTGCTAATTCTGCCACTTACATTGGATAATAAAATGAACCTTTTTACTTTAGACGAAACACAAGGCTTGGCGCGTAAACTTACAAAACAAATTATTGAGCAGTTCGGGTTAGACACCAATACGGACGTCCAAGTTGCTGTCACACACGGGGACAAAAGCTTGCTTCCTTTGGTGTTAATGCTTTGCGAGCATGAGCAGATTAATTATGCGCAGGGTGTTATCAACGCTGATTTTGTTGTGGTACGCGACGAGCAACTTGAAGACGTTAAACAGGTTAAGTTCTACGCTGAAAACGATGTTATTGCGCTTAATATCCATCATGGTTCTTTGTTCCCTTGGCAGGAACAGGAAGCTCCTACCACTGCACAAAACAACATTGAAGCAAACGTAAAACAAATCCTTGGCTTTATTGGTGAAGACCCTAATCGCGGTGGTTTACTTGAAACGCCTAAACGTGTTGCAAAAGCATGGTTAAACACTTGGGCGTCTGGTTATGCGCAAGATCCTGCTGAAGTGTTAAAAGTGTTTGAAGATGGTGGGGAAACTTATGACCAGATGGTCACGGTAGTTAACATCCCGTTCTACAGCCATTGTGAGCACCACCTTGCACCGTTCTTTGGCACAGTGTCAATCTCTTATATACCAAACGGTAAAATCGTAGGGCTTAGCAAGCTGTCACGCCTAGCAGATGTATTCGCACGTCGCTTGCAGGTGCAGGAACGTTTAACTGACCAGATCGCTGACGCACTTGTTAAACACCTAGACGCTAAGGGTGTTGGTGTGGTAATTAAAGCGCGGCACATGTGCATGGAATCGCGCGGTATTGGCAAGCAAGGTAGCAGCACAATCACAACCGCTTTACGTGGTGCAATGCGTGATGAAAAAGCTACCCGCGCTGAGTTCTTACGAGCCGTCGGACAATAATTTTAATGCTAAAATAACGGGTGTAAAGCCCGTTATTTTTTGGAGCTAAAATGAACGTTTTTATGGCTGCGGTGTACACGAACAGTTACAAGCCTGGTCAACAGCGTTATGAAAAATTAACCGACCATGAAAAACAATTAGTACAAAACATCCCGCATATTTTAGAGTCCTGGCACTACGTTGGGAAACAAAAGTTCGTAGACCAGATGCGTAATGATAACGCACAAATATTCCTTGATAGTGGTGCATTCTCTGCGTTCACTTTGGGGGTAAATTTGTCTGTAGAAGATTACTGCAACTACATAGCACGCAACCGCGATATTCTACGCGTTGAAGATGGTGTTGTAATGGCGTCTGTACTGGATGGTATTGGTGACCCGTTGCAAACATACCGTAATCAGATGGAAATGGAAATGCGCGGGTGCAAACCCCTACCATGTTTTCACGCAGGTGAAGACGAACGTTATTTGGAGCATTACGTTGCAAACTATGAATATATCACACTCGGAGGGATGGTTGGCACATCAACTAAGCAATTATGCACTTGGCTTGACCGTATTTTCGACAGATACCTTGTTGACGGATCTGGTAATGCGCGACTCAAAGTCCACGGGTTCGGTATCACGTCAATTCCTATTATGGAACGTTATCCGTGGTACAGTTGCGACTCATCCTCATGGATTCAAGCAGCAGCGTTCGGGTCTATTGTTACGCCTGACCATGGCCCAATGTCTGTATCAGAGAAGTCACCCGCACGACACGATGCAGGGCAGCACATTAGTACGCTAACCACAATTGAACAGGATTACATCTTCAGCATGCTTGAGAAGCAAGGGTTCACATATGAACGCTTGTCTACCATTTATGAATCCCGTGCTGCATACAACTTGTGGGCGTATGGTGTAATTAACACAATGATTGACGCTAACACAAACCAAAAATTCAGAGACCGTGTACAGGAGTTGTTCTAATGGTTGTAAAGTTAAAACCCATGGCGCCAAAGTTACCAAGTTTAGAAATTTACATGGTACGCGACCAGTGTGACATTAGCAGAATTAAGCTTATACGCGACTACCCGTTTCCTGATATGGATGGTGCTATTGCTAAGTGCAGCCACATTGAACATACGAGTCGCGATATACAGTGCATTCTTGTTAGCTTCCCTGACATTATGACAACAGAGCCTGCTCACGTTACCTGCACATTAGTGCATGAAGCTTGCCATGCCTGGGACTTTATTAAGAACCATTACGGGTTCACAGACGACACCGAATTGCACGCTTATTCGGTTGAAAGTATTTTCAAACAGCTATACGAATTATATGCAGAATGGATGCATGAGGCGGGTGCAGCATGAGTGAAGTTGTATACCACTGGTTGTTCAGCATTAGCTTGCTTGTGCTGCGCTTTGTGTTTTGGTTGCAGTGGGGTAAAGTCTACGAAGGTACATACTGGCTGTTCCACGATCAGGGACTTGTATGCGAAATGCAGTATACTAACAAGAAGGGTAAAACAATAGGTTACTGGGCATACGGTTTTTATGACCCACAATTCCCGTATCAAGGTCAACCGTTTATTAAGGTGCATCCAAATGCTAAAGGAACTTAAATTTGTTATGGGGGCGGTCGGTAAAAAAGACCTGTTACCTGCGTTAACACACTTTCGAATAGAAAACAATACCGTGCGAAGTTTCAATGGTACTATTGCACTTTCAACACCAATCCCGCTTGACATTAACTGCGTGCCAAAAGCAGAACCACTTGTCAAAGCAATTCAAAATTGTGACGAAACAGTTACACTCAACATGACACCAAACGGAAAGCTAAGCATTAAAAGCGGGTCATTCCGTGCGCTTATTGAATGTGTAGACCAAGAAACACCGCATGCAGTACCAGAAGGGGATTTCTTTGATATTGACGGTGAAACACTGTTAGCAGCGATTCAAGGAGTGTCACCTTTTATTGGTAATGATGCGTCACGCCCTTGGAGCAACGGTGTGCTGTTAATGGGTCATAGTGCATTTGCTACAAACAACGTAATGGCGGTTGAATACTGGTGTGGTAAACCATTCCCGCGTATCTGTAACGTACCCAAAGCAGCTATTAAAGAAATGCTGCGCATTAAAGAAGCACCAATTGCGGCACAGGCGACAGAAACTAGCATTACCTTCCATTATGAGGGTGAGCGGTGGTTGCGCACACAGCTCCTTGAAACAGCGTGGCCTGACATACCTAAACTGTTAACCATGCAAAGCAACCAAGTACCAGTTGACAACCGTTTGTTTGAATCACTTGACAAGCTAAAACCGTTTGCCGATAAAATGGGGCGGGTGTTTTTTAAAGATGGTACAATGTCGACACATAGCCACAAGGATGAGGGTGCAACCGTTGAGCTTGACACAATCAACTTTAATGGTATTTATCAAATGGAAATGTTTATCCTTATGAAGGGTATTGCACTAACAGCAGACTTCACCAGTTATCCGAAGCCTTGCATGTTTATGGGCAATATGCTACGCGGTGTAATTATTGGGATGAGAGATTTAGATGAGACGTGATTCATTAGGTTTATTCTGGCAGGACGAACCGCCTAAAGCTAAAGTTAAAATGGAAAAGCCCAAGCGCACACCACCTGAACCAACATGGTTAGCAGCAGACTACCTGCCAGGACTTAATGAAGCACTTGGGTACAATTACCAGTTTATGAACGATGTTGAGCTGCATACCGCTTGGATGCAGAAGCATGAACTTATATTCGATATTGAGTGTTATCCCAATTATTTCTTGGCAGGGTTTACCAATTACCGCACAGGTAAACAACTTGCATTTGAAATGAGTTACACAACACCACTTGACATTCCGAAATTAAAATGGGTTCTGGAAAACTTTGAGATTATTGGGTTCAACAGTATTAACTACGATTTACCTATATTGACCCTAGCGTGTGCAGGTAAAAACAATATTACGCTGAAAGTTGAATCTGATAACATCATTGTAAACGGACACCGTCCGTCAGATGTCTTAAAGTCAAATAAGGTTAAACGTTTAGCGGTAAACCATGTAGATCTTATTGAAGTTGCACCACTGTTTGCAAGCTTGAAAATTTACGGTGGGCGTATGCACACCCCGTCTATGCAGGATTTACCGTTTCACCCTGCTACAACTTTGACAGAACAGCAAATTGCAATTGTAAAATACTATTGCTTGAAAAAAGACTTAATGAGCACAACACTGCTTCGCAAACGTCTGTCTGAAGAATGTGACCTGCGGGTGCAGTTAAGCAACGAGTCTGGTGTAGACCTGCGCAGCAAATCTGACGCGCAAATTGCTGAAGCGGTTATTGGGGACGAAATTACCCGCATGCGTGGAGGAGGACGTATTCAGAAGCCTACAATCCCAATGGGTACAGCGTACCGATATAACGTTCCATGGTTTATTAAGTTTAGCACCCCACTAATGAACAACGTGCTTAACCTAATTGCAGGGACATTGTTTATCGTTGACCACACTGGTTCCATCGGTATGCCACCGCAAATTAAGGAACTTAAAATCCAGATTGCTAACTCGGTTTATCGCATGGGCATTGGGGGCTTGCATAGTTCCGAAAAGTGTGCTGCACATTTTGCAGACGCTAACACCCGCTTAATTGACCGCGATGTAACGTCATATTATCCGTTCATTATTCTCAATCAGGGTTTGTACCCGCAGCACTTGGGTCCAGACTTCTTAACTGTATACCGCAACATTGTAAACAGACGTATTGACGCTAAACGCAGAGGCGACAAAAAGGTTGCAAATAGTCTTAAGATTACAATTAACGGTTCGTTTGGTAAACTGGGCAGCCAATACAGTATTCTCTATTCCCCTGACTTGTTGGTGCAGGTAACTATCACGGGTCAGCTTAGCTTGCTCATGCTTATTGAGCGCCTGGAGCTTGCAGGTATACCAGTTGTGTCAGCGAACACTGATGGTATCGTTATTAAATGTCCACGCCACATGGATGCAACTATGGACGCCATTGTTAAGCAGTGGGAAGTAGACACCATGTTTGAGACAGAGGCGACATATTACAAGTGCTTGCTCAGCCGTGATGTTAACAATTACATTGCAGTTAAAATCCCTGAGAAAGAGGGTAAACCGCTTGAAGTTAAGTCAAAGGGTGCGTATGCAAAAGCGGGTCTACAAAAGAACCCTACAAACGAAATTTGTATTGACGCTATTGAAGCACTGCTAACTAATAACACGCCTATTGAGCATACAATCCGTAACTGCAAAGATATAACACGTTTTGTGAACGTGCGCAACGTGTCAGGGGGTGCGGTTAAAATATGGGGTAACTTGTTACCTGACCACACTGATAAACCTGACCTGCTGCGTCAAAGTGGGTTTGAACCTGTAGAGGGTGGGTACTGGCGACACAGCACTTGGAAGGAAGAGGAAGTAGCGTCGCCGGAAGCAGCATATGAACATGCTGTGTTAATGTGGCCAACCGCTAAACAGGACTATTTAGGTAAAGCAATACGGTGGTACTACGCCAAGGATGAAGGTGGGGAACTGGTGTACGCTAAAAACGGTAACAAAGTACCAAAGTCAGACGGTGCAAAACCCCTGATGGATTTACCTAGTGTGTTCCCTGTTGACGTTGACATTGATTACTACATTAACGAAGCTTACAAAATGTTGACCGACATGGGTTACAATTAAAGCTTGCATCTGAATTGTAGTTGTCATATATTACTTCTATGAAAACCTGTGTAACTTGAAACGCGTAGTTTCGCGCACAGGCCGTTTTAAAGGGGTCGCTAGTGCTACCGTAGCGGGTAAACCGCTAACAGCGCAGCTACCCCCATTTAATCAGCAAAATTTAGGGGTATTATTATGCTATTTTCGTTTAAAAATGTTATGTGTGCTCTAAGCTTGGGAATTGCTATAATGCAGGTAGGTGTAATGCAGCAAGAAGATGCACAAACTGAATTTAGAGTTTATTGTGAGAATGTAGAAAACCAAGTCTGGCATGATTATAATCATGTATATGACTTACAATGTAAAAACCGCCCTTGAGCGGTTTTTTTTATTTCAACTATTTCTGCAATACACGTTCAAATAAAAACTTCGTGCCGCTGCTTAACACTGGTGCGCGAACGTCACCAAAAGTGCTATTCGGTATAGGTTTATAATCACCCGTTTGGTCTGCGTACCCAGGCACAAAAATGGCTGAGTTTGGTATGGTAGTGAACGCAATACCGTCTGTACTTTTGATCATTGAACATTGTGCAAGTGCAGTACCGTCACCAGTACGACAGGTTGCTACAACGCACGAACCGTCACTGTTAGAACAGAAGTTATACATCTGCTGACTTGCTGTCCAATCTGCACCGTCAAGCGTTACCTTGCTAATTGTCCACGCAGTACCATCACTGTTAGATTTTAGAACGTAGATGCCTGGACCTGTGCCTCCAGTACCTTCAACGCTAAAGTAGTAACCCATAACAGAACCAATACGGATAGCGTGGTTGTTTGTTGAACCTCTGTCACCGCCAACAGCAAGCGCACGACCTGTATTACCGTATGTTGTGGTCATACCGTTTGCAGTACCTAGGAAGTAAGTTGTACCCACAGCGTTCCACGTAACACCGTTGTCAGTGCTTCGCATAACCTGCAATTGACATGGTTGATATGTCGCGTTTGGGTTTGTGTTATCCACAAGCGCAATAAGAGCTGTGCCAACAGTACCCGCAGCAATCACACCTTGATAAGTATAGTCAACGCTCGGGTGTGGTGGGTTGAAGCTTAGCTCGTCAGTCCAGTCAGCTGACCCAGTATTGCGCTTGTAATAATTAGCCACACCAGTACCGCGACTGAACGCGTGTAGTTGGTTGTTATGTTGCACCAATACATCAGGATACTTAGCTGAATAAGTTGAACTGCCATTAAAGGTTGCGTTTACTGTACTGATGTTTGCACCCAATGCATCATACCGACGTTCCTCAATTTGAAACGGGGATACCTGGCGAACTAAGAATAACAAGTTACCTGCAACCGCATCCCATATCATACCTTTGGGAAGCTTTGTCATTGTACCTGCGGGAAGAACCCCGATACACCTGCGGGTTGAGGGCTCAATAAAAGGCGTGCAGGGTTTGCAGCACGTCCTTTATAATAGGTGTAATACTCATCGACACCACTTCGGTCAATTGAAGCCATCCAACTATCAGCAGGTGCATGGTACGTTAAAGGCTCTGTCTTAGACAGACCGTTACCCTGCTGATAGTTCTCAAGCTTGTCTGCGAACTGGCTTGTGTTGGTTGCAGGGTCGTACCAGAAGAACACGCGCTGCGCAGCTTCTGAAGACCCTCGATAACGGAATACGCATGGTATCATTGCATGTCACCTCCAAGTACCCAAGAATCAACACCGATCTTTGTAATAACAAGTACTGAGTTTTGTGCGCGTGCTGAGTTGGTTGAAGCGTTTGCCAATGTTACCCCACCCGCAGGTGACACAGTTGTTTTACCTGCACCAAGCTGAATGATTTGTATTAGTGTGCCGATAGGGAACGCAACCGTAGTTGACGCAGGGATTGTGACAGTGTTTGCGGATGCGTTGTTCATTGTCAGAATACCCTGTGACGCACTGGTTGCGGGTGCATTAGCAAGAACAAGGGTGTAACTTGTACCAGTCTGATCATTAACGACAGGCGGGTTACTTGTACCGCCACCCCCGCCACCTGCAAAGTCAACCCAGTTTGTTCCGTCAAACTGTACTAGCTTGTTACCGTTTTGATCGTATGCCAGCCAACCTTTACGTGCAGTGTAAAATTCCCATGCGTTGACCACAGTTGAATAGCGTGCCACTTTGCGCGTTTGGGATGCCCATTGGGCACCAGTAGCACCCACAGGAATGATATAGCTTGCACCGTCAGCGGGGCTTGCAGGTTGCGCAGTAGTTGTACTAGACAACACCACACACTGACAGAATAAATCAACTGCGCGTAAGAACTTCATAAACTCGTTATAAAATACTTCACCTTGCGCACCGTTCACCATGACACCAAGATTAGGTCCGTTTGTAACAGCCATGCTTATGCTCCACCTAAATAATTGCCAAGATTATAACCCATTCCCGCACGCTCAACCGTTAACGTTGCGCTCTGCCAACTTGCTAAACCGTCCCGCATTGCAATGACTGTAAACTGCTGCGAGCTTTCAGCTAAACCTTGCGTATCTGCGTTCTCGGTAGGCCAGCTATAAGTAAGTGCAGTTAATCCGGTTTCAGACTTAATTAGCGTGTTGGCGCCATTAGTACGTCTGATTTCAACCGTGTATGTAACACCTGCTTCGGGTGCAATGTTACTGTCATAATATCCGACATACGGTTTAGCTGTCTGTTGTAAGCGATTGCGGTTAACCCAAGTGAGTGCAGTAACCCCGTTGACAGCAGTTGACGGGAATGATACAAGGTTAAACTTCATGTTAGCTGCGGGGTATGGTCTGCCCTGACGCCCACGCATAATTAATGCAGTTTCAGGAACGCTGTTAATAGGCATCTTGGACGTTCCAGTTTTCATTAACAGCTTAATACGTGCGTCAACAGAACCTTGATACAAGCTTGGGCCAACTGCTGCCAAGTCTTCGCCAAACATGATCAACTCTGTTGCAAGGTGGTCGACTGGTACAGTGTCTAAAATACCGCGCTTAATTGTTAGCGTGCTTAGTGCTGTATTAACTGCGGTAATTTCCACACGCTCCTCACCTATGTCAGCAAACTTGCCAACCAATGCACTGTCAACAGATTTACCGCCTGTATACGTTACCGTTGTGGTTAGCTTGTCGAATGGTGCTGCAACACGCGTCCACGGGCAAGGACTTTCAGTATCCCGTAGGTTGTAAGTACCACCTGAACCGATACGCACATGCATTTCGTACTGAGGTGCATACTGGTTCGGTACACCTGCATACGCAACTAGATAGCTGTCTAAAGGGTCTACGGTGTCTATTATGTAGGGGTCAAAATTGTTAATGAATTCCCAGTAGCTCACTTCACTAAAACGCTGCGCTTCAAACAAGCTTGGTGGTTGAATTGGGTCTGTCCACCCACTAGGCTGATTTCCGATATAGGTTGCAGAGGGTAAACCAAAGATGTCTTCTACTGCGGTGAAGGTAATAGTACCGTCTTTAAGTGTACCCGAGTTGATGCTAAGGATCCGAAATACAATATCAACTAAGCCATGTTCAGGCCAAGTTAGCTTAAATACATCACCCAAAGTAAAGTTGTACTGTTTGCGGTTCACTTTGATGGTTACGCGACCAAGTGGTGTGCTGCGCTGTCTTAAATCACGCATAGCAACACGACCCGCGTTTGTTGCGTTGTCTATGCCACCGTAGCTGATAGTTTGTGAAACAATGCCACCTTGCGCCTGTATTGAAGCTAGGTTTTGTACTGTCACTGTGTCGTCTGCAATTGCACCCTGCGGACGGTACTTAACCACAATTTCATTGACCATTTCCGCAGGGCTTGCACGATCAAAACTATCAAGCGACACAATGTTGCTAGGGTCTAATACGGTTAGCGTACTTGCATCGTAATCGTCACGGAACAGTCTGACAGCAAATTTACCTGTGTCCATGGTGGTGTAAAATGCACCGTTTGCATGCTTCATGATCTCTTGGATAAATTCCTCGATAGACCCCTGTCCACTTAGTAGCATACTTACACCCAAGCCTTCATTGAAGCATGTGTTAGCTGCTGCGGTAAAGCTTGCGTCATCTATGTTTGCAACGGGTGTACCTAAACCCCAGTCAGTATTCGTTAAGCATTCATAGATACAATGTATAGGGTTTGCAGACCCGTTAATGTCTGCACGCGTAGGGTTCCACGTTTTAGCAGGAATACGCTTGACTTTAACTGCCCAGGCTTTAGGGTACGGACTCATGGCGCATATCAGCACATGCTTGAGCACAAGCGAAACTACACCCCTGAACGCGGGTATTACTGCACCAAGTTGCTGCTGAAGGTAAGAATTCTTTGTTTGGTTGTCAGCACCCATGAGGACATCCACATCCCCTTTAATACCACCCTCTTTCTTTTCACCTCCAAACAGTTCCTCATTGTCAATTGTAATTGTACTGTTTGTGGTTACATTACCTGCCCAAGCTTCGCGCTCACCTGCAATAATTTTCTGCACAGAATCAACGGGCCCATGACATATAATCATGTGCATACCCATCTTATATTTATAACCGATCGTTTGTTTCTTTTGACCGCCCATGTGTCGCCTCTACTAAATGTATTGCCATAGGGTCTTGCGTTTCTAGGAACACGGTTTCTTCAACCCCTTCATGAAAAAACTGCATGTAATCAATTCCATGATCCATGCAGAATTTTCGCATACCTTTCGCGCAATAACCTATCGCGAAACCATGCTCCGCCTTGATAATCATTTACCACCGTCAGACTTAACTGGTATAGCTTCAAGGTCACCATACCAAACAATGTTAGAGCTGCGGATAACGTATGTACCAAACACCACAGGGATTGGACGTCCTGGCTCTGCGGTGGGGATATTCATGTCACCAAGTGTTGCAGGTTTTTGTTCTGGTGGCTTGGGTGCAAGTGCCATAGACACAACCAAAGCCACTACAAACACAATTAAATAAACCATAATGAACTCCTAGAAAATTGGTGTCCCGTTCATAGGGTTCTTTTGCGGGTAAAATGGTTGCCCACCATAATTGTCAACATTATTGAACTTCTCGTTGCAGGTTGACATTAAATGGTCACAGCCTGGATACGCTTGGATTGTAGCATTAGCGGGTAAACCTGCGATCGGTAGGTCAAGAGTGATTACAGACCCTACATGGTTTGTAATAAAGCGTTTGTCTTGAAGCCCGTCATGTTCCCATTCCACAAAGCCACCTGAGAAGTAACCGTCAGGCTGTGCGTCGAACTCTGGAGCTGTTAGCTGCGTACCAGTTACCGCAACCAAGTGCGCTATTACACGCACATTAGCTGATAATACTTTGCATTGCGTACCATACAGAACATGGGGGCAAGTGCTTTGGTAGAAGCGACGCAGCACGGGGCGTTTCATTGACGTGAAAATAGGTTCGCAGCGCACCTCAGCAGTACGTTCTGTGAACTTAACATTGTTAACACGTCCGATCCAAATGGTTGCGCGTTGGGTGTCGCCTTCGTGTATACGGTACACGTTTAAACTGACCACATCTGTCGGAGGTGCTCCGCGATATTGTTGTACGAAAGCAGCGTTTTTGTCAAGCTCGATGTTGATAGGGTTTCTAGACATCTCTTGTGTCTGTTCTAACGCGCTGCGCTTAATTGGTAACGCGGTATACAACTCCTGACCATACTGTACATCATGGTCACTAGAGGTGTAACGCCAAACAGCAGGCCCGCGCTTAAACTCATAAAGCTCGTTTGGTTGCGCGGAATACAAGGAGGTCTCATATTGTGCATAGGTCATGGGTTTAGCTCCACTACTGGTATTGTTGTTTGTACTGTGCGGTTATTACCCCATTCTAGCTCAATACGGTCTGAGTCCAGGCGCTTAAGACCTAAGAAGCTAATCATTTTAATGTTTGACGCGTTCATGTTCAAGGCGGTGTCCACAACGATGTTTGTAAGACCGTTACCGATTGTGCTTGCGCTTACAATGGTACGGGTAATCCAAGAACCATCTTGCAGTTGAATAGCGATGTGGTTGCGTTTACCTGCAAACAATGCATAATCATCTTCCGCTACGTTAAAGACATTAATAATCTGACCCGTGTATATTAAGCGCAGGTCAGATTCAAATGTCGGAATCCAAAACGGTTTTACACGCCCTGCTCTGCGGTGCAACCACTGTCTAAATTCCCATATTTCCTGTAGACCCTGCAACACATATCTGAAAGGTCTGCGGGTATGCATATACTTCCATGGGCTAAATGACGCTGTTGTACCTGTCTCATAATCAACAGTATCAACGCGTGCATATAACTGGTCTTCCACTGTACCATCAGCACCGAATAAGCTAGGGTTAAAGTAAATGTCTTCACCTAAGAACTGCGGTGGTGCTGTACCTGCGCCTAAATCTATGTTATCACTAATCTCGTATTCCATTTGAAGCTTAGCATTGAAACCACTGGTTGCACGGTTTGCATTTGTGGTTATACGTCCAATTCGTACAGGCATAACATACGCACGCAAGAAAGCTTGCGGAAGCGGTTTCTTGAACGTTACAACGTTACCAACTACGCTTAAAATTTCAACTGATGTGTTAATTGCGTTGGACTGGTAGATATAGATGTTGGTGTCTGCACGCATGTCAGTATACATGCTAGGTAAAGTTACGCTAGTTGCACCAGATGCAATATCCCCAACATACTGAGCTTCTGACCACAACGGTACAGCCCACCGTCTAGGATACCATCCATACACACGGTTCTGTACCTGACGCATTTCAGACTGTGGAATTGGGTACATACATTCAAAGTTTGTGCGTGGTGCTTTACGCAAGCGCACACGCTGTTCAGTGCCATCGTTAGCGACAATAACCTGAGACATCCAAGTTAGGGTTTCCATTGCAGGTGCTTCAAACGGAATGTTAAGTGCTACAATACGAGAACCCACAATGCGGATATCTGGCTTGTAAGGTACAGTTAAAAAGTCAAATTGTAGCTGTGCATTAATCTCAGGTGGCCCGTCAACGCTAATAGACATCTGGTATGTGCGGGTCTGCAATGCTTCCCATTCAGCAGGGGGTACAGGGCCTTGAAGGATAATACCACCCGCGTCAATGGAATTAATTTGCTGCAACGTTTTACTGTCGAAGAAACCGTTCCAAACTTCAACTTTAAAGATCTGATCCGCAGTCATGTTACCTACATCAACAAAGGATGGGTTCACAATTATGCGGTTATAGTAATCATCTACATAGCTAGGGGCTTTAGCTAGAAGCACAACCTTTTTAGGTGTAGGCTGTGCTTCAACATAGGTTAGAATTAAGTTTGCAACAGGTGCGCCAATGTACCCTTTAGTGTTTATATAGGGATAACCAATTGTTCTACCTGGCTCAGAAAAGTCTGTATTTGGGGAAGACGGTAATTGCTGCCCAACTAAGCTAGAGTCACCGTTTAAAACGATTATAGCCATTTACACCACCTTTCTGATTGCATAACCAACTTTAGCAGTGATACCGCCTTTAACGTATGCGGGGAACACCTTCCACACATCATGCCCCAAGCTAAACTCTTCTGCGGGTTGATAGCTTGAAATGTTAAGTGTGCGGTAATGTTTCATTGACCCAAAGGGTCTAAGACGAGCTTCGTTGTTGCTAACCACACTTAGAAACTCTGGGATTAATTGCGTTTGCCAACCTAAAGGGTTTTGGCTACTGTTGAGTAAATCCCTTGAAATAGCGGTGTTGCTGATTGCACCTGCGGGGTTAGATGTATTCTGCCAAGCACCAGTGTTTGCCCATGCGTTAAACCCTGGCGCATTAACACGCAGTTGAGAACTATCCCTTGAAGTAGTAGACGAGTAAACTCCGACCGTAAAGGGTAGGAATTCATATGAACCGATTGCCGCCCAACTATCACCCGCAGGTGTTGTATAATAGTTTAACGGTGCGCTCGACCATTGTCCATATTCAGCAGCAGGATTGAACTTAGTTAATTGCCCAAAGCTAAACAAGTAGAAAGTGTTAGCAGACCATTCCACTACACCATAAAACTCAGTTGTGTCAGCATAGGTGAAAAAGTGGTAGCGTGGAATCGCACCGCTTAATAGATAGACATACCCACCTGAAGGAGTTGTGCCATCTGCACGAGTTGCACGCCCAGGCTGATCCCTCCAGTTGGAACCCGATGCAAAACCTGTACTTCCAATCAATGCTAAACCGTAGTAACCCGTGCCCATACCTTGCGCGTTAATGAACTGTGTTGATGGGATGGACTCGTTACTATATGAACGTATATTTTGAAACACTTCACCTTTTTGTACGCAAAGTTGATACCCGTTACCCATTGCAGCAAAGCGATTAATTGTCCAACCATTTGCACCAAGGAACGCTTGTAACTTAGTGATTAAATCGTTTACACCTGTGGCAATACCTGTTTCATAAGCCATGATAGTTACCCCTTTTGCATTGCCCAATAGTTCTTGTCTGTTGTACGGTATGTATTCTGGAAAATAATATAGTCCGTTCCTGAAATTGTACCAGTGTTTTCAGTTGAGTTATTTACACCGCTAATCTGCTTAGTTCCATCTAACTCACCAAGCACAGCTCCTGGCGTGTCTAATGCTGCAACAAGTACGTGAGGGTGTAATGTATAACCTCCGCCTATGTTTTCTGCATAAGGTATATAAGAGTCTTGTGAACCGCCTACAGATTGGTTGTTCATTTTAGAAGAAGGATGTACGAAGTTTTTTGAGCCTACATAAGCTTCGTTAGGGTTTTCGCCTATAGTATAACTTGACTTACTTGCTAAGCTTTGCCACACACCAGTTGGGTGAAAAATTAACAGGCTGCTAGTGTTCGTTCTTGCTGCGTCTGCTGTAGTTGAGTTAAACGAACTGCCAGGCATGCAGAAAATACTATGACGAGCATCTTGATACGAATATAAATGAGAGCCGTTTCCCGCTTGTGACCCACCTACTGCCAATGGGTACGGGTATTGAGTTGGGGTTGCATAAGGTAAAATAAAACCTAAATAGAAGCCTTCATAGACCGTAGACACTTTAATGGATGCAATAATGCGTCTACCGCTAATGGTCAACCAATAGGACATCGGTTGATCCCACAGGGTTGTCCATGGATAAGCAATAACGGAGCTGCCTGGATGGTTGCCTGCAACGGAACGTTCCTCAGGGTTAAATCCTGTATATCCATATAAACGTAGACGGTAATCCTGATTGGAAACACTACGTTGCCCAATCATACCTATAAAGATTTCATCTGTACCTGCAAGGCCAGGACCTTTTAACATTGTTTCCCCGCGAACACTATTAACGCATTCCGCTCCGTTGTACAATGCTAACCCGCCAAAGTGCCAGTTTGAAGCATTCTGTAAAGTAACGGGAACAATACGCCAGTATAAATGTGAACCAGTTGCAGCCCAACCTGAATATTCGCGTGTCTCCATTACTGTCCATGCAGGTGTACTGGTATTAATAGTTGCAGCAGTAGTCCAGTTGATATCGTTATCGCTATATTCAAGACGAATACTGTTTGGCATATAATTGGAAGTGTTGTTAGGCTTTGTTAATAGCAGGCGGGTAACTGGTTTTGCAGTACGAAACTTCATACGGATGAAGCTGCTATTTAACACAATGTTTGTAAAGACAGCGTTGACCAATACGTTGCAAGCAATGTCCTCAACTACTCCAGAAGACATTGTCATACTTGTGTTCATTTCGTCAATATTATCTTCAATGTAAAACAACTCCTGCCACGTCTGTGCAGGTGACGCAGCAGACAAGTCTGTATTGCTTTTTAGTTGGGTGCGGATCTTTTCAAACAAATCCTTCACCCCTGTAGCTGTTCCAGTTACATACGCCATATTAAGCACCTGTTCCGTTCATAATTTGTTTGATGGCACTAGCATTACTTTGAATAACGTTCATAAACACGCGCTCACCGCTTGGGCTACCTAAGAAGTCACCAACCATGTTAGGGTCTACAACGTTGACCACACGTATTGCTTGTGTCTGCGGTTGTGCTGTATTGCCTGCACCTTGTTCAGTGCCTTTACGAACTTGGGTAGGTGTGTTGACGCTAACCTGTTCGCCTGGACTTGCACGGAATGCAACCATCTGTGAATCTGTACCGCCTGACCCGCCAACCTTAAATGAACCACCAGTTGCAAACCCAAGATTCACACCCATAATCTGAGCGACGTTCATTGCAGCAGTTGCACCAGTTGCAGCAGCAAGCGCATAGTTCGCAGGAGGCGGAGCAGAAGCTAGTGCTTTCTGAACAGCAAGTACCCCGTCAATTGTTGCTTGGGTTACTGCTGCTGCTTTACCTATAGCAGCGATTTTACTATTCTCGCTCTTGGATAGCTGTGCTAATTGACCAAAGGTGGAAGCCATACCAGATAGACGTTGCTCGTTCATCTGAGCGTCAACCTTAGCGATCATTTGCGTTGCAGTTTGCTCGCTAATAATGTTAGCTTGGCGCATCTGATCTATCTGATAATACATGTCGCTAAACTTCTGCAAGTTTGCGTCAATTTGTTCCTGTGTACCTGCAAACAAATCAGGTAACATGCTTCCGAAACTAGCAGCAGCGTCTTGTTGATTAAAACCGCTTGCAGGATCATTCATTAACCCCTTAGCAGCTTCAATCTCTTTGTCAAACTGACTAAGTTGTCCACCACTACTATTCTGGCGCATGCTGTCCTGGATCATAGTGATCTCGTTAATGCGCTGTAATGCCGTTAATTTCTCGCGTAGTGCTGCTGTTTCTTGTGTGGTTAGGTTTACCCCTTGGCGCTGCAAATCTTGCACTGTCGCCATTACCTGCGCTTCTACCTGCCGTTTATCTGCTACCATACCAAGTAGACCAACTTGCTCATCAATTTCTCGGTTGACTTTGCCAAGTGGATCCATTAGGTCTTTATAATAGCGGTTAATCATTTGCAGGTATTCAGCTTTCTTAGCTGCAACATCTGGAAACTTAGCTGCTGCCTTGTTCAAGGTTTCTTGTGCTTTAGCGTACTCAATGGTAGCACCTTGCACGGGGCTAATAGTGTTAATAAGTGAATCAAATTCATTGCGTAAACGTTCAAGCTCGCGCTGTTCTTTTTCACGTGCTTTCTTAGCATCATCCGCTTTCTTTTTAGCAGCTTTGTCGTCTGCTGTGTCTGCAAGCTTTTTACCCATTGCGCCAGTAAGGTCTACCCCTGTACCACCACCTGACAAACGTTTTGCACTAATGTCCTGCGCACGCTTGAGAACCTTGTCAACTTGGCGTTCCATGAACCCGCCTTGCGTTTCAAAACCGTCAGCAATACTTTTTGCAATGTTTGCACCGTACTGTTCAGGTGTAGTACCAGACACAGCTTTCTTGTCAAAGTTAACAAGTTGAATAGGCTCCGCACCTGCTGCTTGGCGGATCTTGTTAATGCCTGAAATTGCAATATTTGCAATGCCACCCATCTTGTCAACTACTGCATTGTATGCACGTGAAAATACGTTTGAGATAACGTCAGGGATACCACCGAACACCCGTGCAATCGCAATGCCTAAACCAGTTAACAAACCTGCAATCGCGTCAATAGTGCGTGCAATAGCTTTCATCAACCCTGCAAACCCGTCACCTACATCAGCGTAAAATGCACGGTAACTGCTAGCAGAGTCTTCATTAGCCAGCTGCACATTGTTAAACATTGCGCTTGAACCGTCTTCTGACGCCATTGTGATATAATCCCAAGCTTCCCCCGCAGCGTCAGACACCGCTTGGAACATCTCTCCGCCTATCTGGCCCACTGCACGGAACAAGTCAAGTAACGTTGTGGTCTTATCAATGCCGATTGTAATCTCGTCACCAAACACCGCAATATACGTGATAAGCGCAGCGACAGCCGCAGCTAGTGCAGTTAATGGGTTAGCTAGTACCAATGCCCAAAGCGTGCGCAGCGCACCCATAAACGCGACTAATAGGGTCGGTGTAAATGCTGCCGCGATAGCAATAGCGACCGCACCCAAACTCGCTACAATCGCAGCAAAATGGTCTGCAAGGAAACCAATGACAGCATCAAAGGTTTTAGACGCTGCGGTTGCTTCGTTTAATGAACCGACATATTTCATTGCAGCGTTTTCAAGCTTAGTCCATGCACCGCTAAACGTTGCACCAGACTTCTCAAACTGCTCTTGAAGTTGTCCTTGGCCTGCCATAAACGCTTCAAAGAACTGTGCGCTTGTAACTTTACCATCTTTGATCATTTGGGTCATTTTACCTACTGACCCTGACGTACCATCTAAGTTGTTAGCCACAATTTGCAATAGTGCAGGTGTTGCGTCTAGCAAGCTTGCATATTCTTCCATTTGAATATTGCTTGCACTTAGCATCTGTCCCAGTTGCAGCAATGCGCCTTCAGCGTCTTTAGCACTAACACCCTGAACCTTTAACGCTTTACCTACACCCTCAGAGAACTTTAAAGCGTCCTCTTGACTTTTACCCATGTCCTTCGCGCCACGTTGCACACGCGCATACATTTCAACCATAGCACTGTATGATGAACCTGTACGCTGTGCAGCAGCAAACAAGCGGTCTTGAACCACTTGTGCCTCTTTGGTGTTTTTGGTAGCGTTTGCAATCATACCTGAAGCGGTTGTCCAAGCATCTGCCCATTCAGTAATCTTCTGCACAGTTAAGACCGCAGCAAGCGCACCCAATGCCTTTTCAAGCAAGTCTACTTTGCCAGCAGAACTTTCAGCTGTGTCCCCTAGACTGTCTAGGTTACGTCGTACGCCAACAGAACCATCTTCGCGTACCCGTATGTTAATTTGTTCTTCAGCCATACCTTACTCTCTTGGCGGGTCAATTAGGTTGATTGACCGGATTGTTCTTAACCCTGCTCGTATTGCTATCTGCACAAAGCCCGCAGGTGCTTGAGCTGAGTATCCATCATTTAGTCGTCCAATGTAGGGTAGGTTATTTGTTATATTAATTTCCTGGCCTTGCTTATATTTTGCTATTTCTTCTTGTGCGTGTTTGATTGCAGCTTGAGAATTGGCTCCACCAGTAGCACCCTCTGTTCCTTCCACATACGCTTCGCGTGTTGTGTTTGGTACATGGTTTAAACCGACCTGCCAGTTAGACCGTGCGCGACCTGTATCTACTGGTGTTGCCATTACCACAGTTTGATCCACAGCAAGTGCGACTTTACGAACCAAGTTGTCAGTGTTCTCACCCACGTTATCTGCTATAACATGTATGCGTCGACTGAAGTTTCTTAAATCGTTCCTTGCCATGGTTACACCTACTTTGTTTTAGCTTTAATCTTTTCCGCTTTATACTCTAAATACTTGGCGTCCAAGTTGCTAATAAAGTACATCATATCTTCACGCTGCTCACCCTTAATTTTGTTTATGGTACAATACTGATGTATCGTTAACCAACTTATAGGCCCTTCACCCATACCACCGAAAGCCCTACATGTGGTTAGCTCCATAAACGCAACATAGAATATTTCTAAACCAAGTTTTAATTCAGGTGCGTTTGCGATCTTTTCTGGCAGGGGCATCCTCTGGGATACACACTGCTTAATAATGAATGCTTCAGTGGGGCCCTGCTCTAAAGTATAAAGCAGGACTGATGTTAGTTTTTTGCGTCTTCTTCCAATACTTGTTGGCGGAACAGCGCAGCTTTACCAGACTGAGCTTTTACGTCTTCATACAAGTCAGGTAAATCAGTGAACAGTTTAATAACGTTTTCTTTGTTAAAGTCCATAACGTTACCGTCAGCATCTTCAACGTTGTTCCAACCTAACACAACAGTTTCAGCAAACACGTCAAGGAAGATTTTCTCTTGTTGTTCACGTGAAAAGGTTTCAGCTTGGATTTGACGACGATGAGGTTTTAAACGTACTTCAAGTAACGTGTCGTAACGCTTGTTTGCACCACCTGCACGCGCAATACGAATTTCAATTTCTTCACCTTTGCTGTTCGGTCCATACTCTAATACGATACCTACTTTTTCAAGGTTTTTGTCTGTAGAGAATTGTTTATATAAGCTCATGTTAATACCTTTACTGGTCAAAATAAAAGGGGACTAAATTGTCCCCTTTTATTTTACACCAATGGATTACCCGTGCAGGGTTAAGACCATTAGGTATCCGCTGAGTTTGGTAGATACGCAAACGTTTGGAATAACAACGTATGGTTGAACTTGGATTCAGCTGCGTTGGTTTCAAGTGGTAGGGTAATTGCTTGGTCTTGCTCAACAGATAAACGACCGTCACCCAAGCTTAGCAAAGGGATGTCCCAAAGCAAACCCGCGTTAGACTTGACCATAGCAATATCAATGGTAACGTCAGAGTTATTACGCACAGCCTGCACCGCAGTAATGTCCGCGAAGTATGCAGTTAAGTTACCGCCAACCTCAAACGTACCTGCTGAAGTATCAAACGCACCCAATACACCGATCGCCTTGTTTGGTGTAACGTTGTTGTTAATACCAATAGACATTTCAGTAGCGAACGCGAACAGTGGTTGCGTTGCTGAGTTTGCATTGTCTGCAAGTGACAGCTTAATACGTGAAAAGTCGTTAGAGGTGTTGAACGCGTCAGTTGGTGCTAGTGCAGGTCGAGAACCTGTCTTAACTCCCTGTGTACCTGTGCGCTGTTCGTTGTCTACTGCAACAAAGGTAAGGTCGATTGTAACCTTGTCAGCCATTGCAATGTTGATGGTTAACTCATTAGGTACAGCACCAACAAGGTACTCTGACATGACACCGTTGTTATCATTACCAAGTGTACGCTCAATTTGATATGTACGACGCTTGATAAGGTTAGGGTCAGACTCGTTCTTTAACACGCTACCAAAGAACGCCTGGATGATTTTACCTGTACCAACCTCAGCAACAGGTGTTGCCCAACCAACTTTGTCAAACTCAAGGTATGTCTGCGCAATAGCTGCAATACGTGCGAAACCTTTGTTGTTTGTGAACGCGTTGTTTGCAGCGTCACCACCAAGATAGATCCACTCTCCAGGAATAAGACCCAATGTGGTCATGTTAGTAGCGGTTGCAGTTAAACGAACCAAAGAACCGTTCATTGTGATAGCAACATCCGCAGATGGGAATTGGAAACCAATCTGTTGAATTGAAGCGGTTGCAGGTGGTGCAGCTTCATCTGCAATAACTTCGGTGACCACAACAGCAGTCGCGGTGGAGTTGCTTGCCATAGTTTTGTTACCGTTGTTAGCAGCAACACCAAACCCTGACATGCGAACCATCGCACCCGCAGCAAAGCCAAGTAAACCGCTTGCAGCAGCGAACGTTTTAGAACTTGCTGTTACACCTGTAATCGGTGTTGAAGCTGTGTTCATTGGTGCAGTTGTTTTCTTTTCACGAATGTCCGCAAAGAAGAAACCTTGTAGCAAGCGCGTGGTGTTTGTTAAAGTCAGGTCTTGGTTGAACCCACCTGATGCGTCAAGGTCGGTAGTCACCCCCTTTTTACGTTGACGGCTTGGGTTAATTGGGTTACGCGCAACGGTTGCAATCTGTCCACCAAAGTCAGAATAGCTGTTCGGTTCTAGCGGGTAGAACACTGGTGACGCAGGCAGCACTCGCAAAGATGTCTCTTCAGCATAGCGCAGCCCCGTGATGTTACTGTCAATCTTATTTGCCATTTGTTATTTACTCCACGTTTGTGTATTCAAAGTCCGCCATTACATTGTGCTGCTGAAATGCGCTTTGCGAAGAAGTTACTTCCTGCATGCGTACATTCCGGAACCATAGGTTAGGGTGTTTATACGCACGGTATGCACTTACAAGCATCTGACTCAAGTCGTAATTCTCGCTAGACCCTTGCCCAATTGGTGTAAAGACCTGTATAAACAGAACCCCACCATTGTCATATTGTATTTTACCTTGATCACCTGCTAGAGACCCCTGACCCCCAGTGTCGTGACGTAAAGTTGGACGCGCCCAAACACCACCCGACGGGACGTCTGAAGGTAGGTCTGTCCACACTGCTGTACGTGGTGCCCAGGCTGCATTAAACACGCCAAGAATTTCATCACGTGCTTGTTTATAGTTCATTGGTTTACCCCCACAACATAAAGAACAATGTCATTCGCGGGTTTAAGCACCTGCACCCATTCAATCTTGTAAATAATCCCACCGTCAAGCACTTGGTGAAATTTATCTAGGTCTGTAATGGTGGGTGACACCAGTGCAACTTGGCTAACCTTTTTAATTAAGTCTTCAGACACAAAGTCTTTACCTGGGCCACTTGATGCAGGTACAAACACACTGTCAAGCGTTGCGGTTTGCGTGACCACAGGTGTTCCAGGCCCTTCCCAAGGCTTAGACGGGTCCGCGGGGGTACTACTTAATTTCTGAAACTGTGCTGTGCGCCCAAAGTCTTTAATTAACTGTTTAGCAATTGCAATAACTGGTTCATAGTTAAACATAGTTACCCCCGCACTACTGTACCATTCGCTGAACTACCACGAAGCAAAGGTTTAATTAACATGTCTGCCGCAGGATATGAACGTATTGTCTCACGGACATTTCCAGAACCTGCTGCAAAGCTTACTTCTGTTTCAATTGGGCCAACCTTAGTTTTATTTGACGCAACCTGCATACCACTTGGGTCGTATGTTGGGTCTGGTGCTAATGTTGAACCAATTGCACGCAGCGCATATTCACAAGTTGCCTTTAGCAAAGTTGCAGGCATACCCACAAACATGTCACGCGGGAATTGCAGTGCTTGCATTGGGTCACCTGTGTATAACTGCTGCCCCTTAAAATAACTAGCAAAGCGACCATCTATATAGTCAGTAGCACGTATCAAATATGTCTCTTTTTCCTGCGGTGTCCCCACCCATGTCGCAATGCCACGGTCTGCAAAATACGCATCAGCATACGCTACTGAAGTATAGCTGTTTGCATCACTTTTACCAGTTCCGTCTTCAACTACAAAAGCCATTAGACAATCTCCTCAAAGAATGCACGCAGCACACCAGTAACAGTTCCTGAAAGCACTTCTAGTTTTAAATAATAAGTACCAGATGAAACACCACGGACATCAAAAGGGACAGATCCAACTGATTGCTGCTGAGCCGTCGCGTTGCTAGCTACAACACGGACAACATCAATTTCAGTACCTCCAGTTAACGTTCCGCCTGTAGGTATAGCGGTTAAAACGGTCTGAGGTGTGTAATATGGTGTAGGTCTTTTAGACATGTTGTTTTTAGGAACTAAGTTTAACGTTTCAGAGAACGTACCAGTTGGAGTACCACCAACATACGTTGTCATGCGTAAAGAACCTGAATCTAAAGTTAAATCTAGCTGCCCCAACAGTAAGTCAACAGGTGTTTGCACCTTGACAATGTATACTTGCCCGGAAGCTAGATTCAACTCCTTGAACATACGGAACTCTCGACCCTCTAAAAAACCAAGTCTTAAATTCTCAACCGTCAGCACCTTATACCCAGGCTTTAAACCTCTAGTTATGTCCGACAATAAATCCATTATACACCTCCCACAATCTTTTTATAATTTCCTAACCCAGTATCTAGCAACAAGTCCCACCCTGCCGCAACCGTTACCAAACTGTCAGATTGTATGTGGTCAACTGGTATAGTTGCGCCAATATCTAAATTGGTAGTCGGTGCAATAGTTTCGGTCTTATCGGTTTTAATTGTTAAAGCTGTTACACCTGCTGTTGCTGCACTGGTTGCGACCAAACAAAACCGCCCTGAGGACGGTAATGTTAGTGAACCCGCAGCAGGTGTTTGAACATAAGCGTCAAACTCAGTAACGTCCTGACGCTCTTTTCTATGTGTAATCACCTGCTTCATAATGTCACCTTAGTGGTTGCGGGTCAACGCTTTAATGTTTTCAGCCTGGCCTAACAAAGCACGAACATGATCAACGTCTACGCCAGACTCTTGCAGTTCTTTGATTGTTTGTGCTTTCTCTTCTGCTTGGCGCTGCTGAGAAGCTAAATAACCTTGAATTGCGTCAGTTGGGGTTTCTTTCTTACCCTCTGGCATAGCGTTAACCACAATATCAAGTTCGTGGTTTGCTTCAGCTAGTGCTTGCTTAGCTTCATTGAACACTTGCTGCGCTGCTTCTTGCTTCTCTTTGGCTGCTGCATGCAATGCATCCCAGTCAGTTAAAGCTTCTGCAAGGGTTTTGATGCCTTCCTGAACTTCAGGGTTTGCAAACGCGTCTTGGACTGCTTCTTTAGCAGCTTGCAAACCTTCCACTAAAGGTTTGACACCTTCCTGCGACGTACCTGCGCTATTTTCGCTTGCAGGCGTTGTTTCAGGGGTGGTCGGTGTGGTAGTAGCACCTGTAAGATCCGCGTTGGTACGCGAGAAATTAGGGGCAGCAGCAGTAATCGTATCGCGGGTTAACGTTTGATCACTTGCTAACATCTTAACCGTGTCGATACGCGGTAATCCGTCTGCTGTCCAGTGGTTGTCGTTTGCTGTGTCAAGCTTCTGTAAAGCTTCAATAATTTTAGCGGTCATTTAAGCTGCTCCGATTAGGTTATAGGTCCAACGCCTGCGCTTGTTGCGCTTGCATTACCTGCTGTGTTTGTACCAGTTACGGTGACGGTAATTGTAGCACCCACGTCACCCGCTACAAGAACATAAGTCTTGGCGGTTGCACCTGCAATATTAGCACCACCACGCTTCCACTGATATGTGAACGTTGGTGTTGGCGTACCTGTCCAAGTACCGTCATTTGCAGTTAAAGTGGAACCCGAAGTTGTAGTTCCGCTGATAGTTGGTGCAACAGTGTTCACTGGCGCTGTACCTGCGGTTGTAGCTTCAATTTCTTCAAACGTTTTACCACCTAACAACATTGACCACAATACTGCAACCGTAATCGCAAGACGTGTGGATTGTGCTTTCAACCAGTTGAGCAAGTTTGTTGAATGGCGCACATGCTCAAGCTTGCGATAATTCACATAACGCGGTCTAGCTTTCATAAAGCCTCCAGATATAAAAATGCCGAGTTAACAATATTTCAGTTTAACTCGGCTTGACCAATTAGTCGTTAATTAGAACTCGCGTGTTACTAGCTTCGCAATTTTAACTTGCTTGCGCTCAGTCCACACACGTTGCCAAGATGCCGCAGCAGCGAGGTTGTTAGTGGTTGCAGCGTTGCTCGGACCACCAGATGCAGCAGTACCGATATACGCATTACCCGCAGGGTGCAGGATCCATTCATGACGGTTGTAAAGAATTTCTTGACCGCCACCGTTACCTGCGCCAGGCTTACGATCAACTTCAGTTGGGACTTTAGGTGCGCCAAGACCTGCACGAACTGAACCGCTACCAAACAACCATGTTTCAAACACGCCAGCCGCAGCAGGTACAGCGTCATCCACGATAACAATACGACCTAAGAAAGTCGGAATACCTTGGCTGCCTGTTTTACCCGCATTTGCGTATGCGTTGGTGTTGGTTGAGTCAACGATAAAGTCGATAAGGTTGTTTTTCAACATACGTGCATACACAACAGAATGCACCATGCACAGACCTAAATCGTCCATGCTGTCACCCATTGTTAAGCACGCGTCAATGAATGCGCTTGTGCTAAAGTTGGTAACACCGTTTGCAAATGACGCGCCACTAATGTTAACGATCATGTCGTTTTGTGTGTGGTTAGCATCTGTTGCAGTTGCGTTGTTGGCAAAAATACCTTGTACAGTTGCAACGAATGCAGCTTGGTGACGACGCACCCAGTAATCAGACACGCGGTTTGCAATTGCTTGTTGAGGGTCAGAACCCGCTAAAGCACCTGCCAAGTCCATAGAACTCCAAGAGTTGTTACGACTTAAACGTACTTGAATTTCTGTTGCTGAACCGATTTTGTACGGTGTAGATTCTGTTGCAGGGTCATCTGAAGACACGTTGTCAGCGTCGTCGTTCAAATCCTTCCAACTTGGCTCGTTGAAAGTTAAACCACCGCCAGCAAGATGACCGCTTAAAGAACTGTCAACAACTACTGCACCTGAGCGGATTAAACGGCTCTTCTGTTCAGTCATTTGTTGCACATAAGGAGTGAAGATTTCTGGGACTACAACGTCCGAGATGCGAGTGACAGCCATAATGTATCTCCCATGTAGGCTCAAGTTTTAAAGCAAACTAGAAACCATGACCCATGTCTGGCCTCACTTATTTGCGGGTAAAATAATACCCCCATAACTCGCACTATACACGTATTAAGGGGGTATTGCAATATGAACTATTTTATGTTATGCCTTCGGCGCAGTTGCACCAATTGTGACCCCTGCTGCTTTAGCCATTTGCTCAGCCTTTTGAGGGTTTTCACGGTATACAGCACCTTGCTGAGTCATGTTCCAATGTTCCTTAGACCACGGATTGTTCGGACCTGCACCACCGCCTTTGTTACCACCTGCACCACCACCAGTTGACTCACCCCACCAGTGCGCACGCTTGGTCTGCATTTCTGTTAACCACACTTCCGCGCTTAACCCTGCACTTACAGGCGCACCATCTCGAGTCACTACATTACCGTCTTCATCTACTTGAAGGTGTGCGCGACCTGTTAGGATAGCATCTTCAATAGCACAGTCCTGAACTTTTAACTTGCGTGCAGCAGTTGAAACCGCATCAACAATTTTACGCTCAGTTTCACGGTTTTTGTAATCTGTAACAGCAGTTTGGCTTTCACCTAACTCAGTTTGCAGTTTAGTGATTTGGCGTTCAAGCGGTGCTTTGGCAGCAGCAAGCTTCGCGTCTACTTGACGCTGCACTGCTTCAGCAGAGTTACCACCCGCAGCAGCTTCAAGCTCAGGGAAGCGGTCAACCATGTCTTGCAGCTTGTCAACTTCAATGTCTGCAACAAATGCAAACTTGTCTTTGATAGCTTTATGGTCGCTGCGCTCTTTGCGCAAGCTTTCTTGTAAGCGGTCGATGTCACCTTGAGTCTTCATACCGATTACTTCGGTCAAAACGTACTTCCCGTCAACTTCCTTAAACAGGTCTCGATACTGTTCTGGAATTTCTTCTAACGTGTCGTACTGTGTCTTAATAGCCATGCTATATCTCCATTCTGCCCATGCAGGTGAGTTAAATGTATTTATTTGGGTCTAAGCCCGCTTTTTCAAAAGCATCGGTATGACGCTTCGCTATATCCTTTAGGGTTAATTCACTACCATCTCTGGCAACAAACTTATCTAAAGGTAAACCACCTTTCCTGAATAACTGCGCTTTAGCTTTACCAAGCGTGTCTTCCTGAAATTCTAATGTCTGACCTTTGAGCCATTCATTGTAACTTGTTTTTGCAGGTACTTGACCAGTCAGTTCACGCACCCGCTTGCGTGCAAATGTGTCAAACTTTCCTTTAGTACCACGCGGTAAATCATCCCTGTTCTTAACACCACTAAGACCATTCTGTTCCGACCATTCTCGAAGCAGTTGTTTCTCAGTTGACGCTTTGAAAGGTCTGTCACCTATAGCGTTGCCGTCTATTATAGCAACACGCAAGCTTCTACAACCAAAGTGCAAAGGACATTGTGGACCTTTACCCACTGCATACGTGTTACCATCATTGGCGCGACATTGCGGTGTGGTGCGTGCGTCAAGTGTTGCAACGAACAGTTCTTCTTCAAATAAATCACTGTTACTTTGTAGGAACTCTCTACGCGCATCATTAGCAATGTGCTGCACTGCTGTACGTGTAACCGATTGTACTTGAGTGCGGGTTAGCTGCGTTGCACCGTCTTGACCATTGAAAGCACCTGTGCCCACTACGCGACGCGCAATGGCATCAGATGACTCACCCATAGTCATACCAACTTGTATAGCAACACCAATGCGACGCAAGTCGTCTTCACGCATTGCAGCAGCCCAGTCTTTAAGTACGCGACCTTCAAAGGGACGTGACGTAACAATGTGCTTCAGCAAGTTGGTGCCTGGCATTACAGTGTTGACCACAACAGGCAAGCTCGCAATGACAATACCCTCTAACACAATTGGTTCTTGATATGCAAGTGACAGCGATTCGGTATACCAATACTTTGTCGCTTCATCCCAAGCTTCCCCGCGTATGTTAGCAAGTATTTCAAGCAGTGCTTGCATACGTGCCCAGTCACTTGCACTTGTGAACCCTTTGTGGTTAGCAAGCTTAGACCGAATCTTTTCAGCTATAGCTTCTTCTGTCGCATTTAAAAGCTCAACTATTTGGTTCCGAACAGTTGAGCTATAACGCAGCAGGTAGGTTTGATGACGTATTAACGCGTCATGTATTTCCCGATTGCTATTCAATATTATCATCCTTCGGTGTTGGTGCAGGTGGGTTGCCGCCTGACGTTGTGCCTGGTAGTTTAACACCTTCATCCTCAATCAAAGCCATTTCGGTGTCAAAGTCCATTTCAGTTAAGCCCTGCTTGACTAAGTAACCATGCACGCTTTCTAGGGACAATGGTAGGCCCATAGCTTTGCTAGACATTAGCTGTACAAGTGCAGCAGCGTCAGCAGTCATTACACCGAATTCAAGATTGGGCGTAACAGTTACCTTGAGCGGGTCATCCCCTAACCATTCTGCAATCATGCGTAATGCTTGTTCTAAACCTGCTGCACCTGATTTTGCAATTTGCACCAGTGTAGCAGTTTGCGCAGACAAACGGGTTTTGAGTGCTTCACCAGATTCAACGTTCTGTGAACTACCCTGTTGAATAAGTTGTGCAGCTAAATGCTTCGCTTCTTTACGGTCGTTTTCTAAGCAGGTACGTTGCTCAGCTAAACCTGAACTTGTAACACCAATGTACTTCGCGTCACCTTGTTGCTCAACTTCAATACGGCTACCTGCACCCACACGCAAAGGCTCAGCTTCTCCTTCTACAGTGCGATTACCTACCCCACCAATAACCACAAGAGTGTCCTGACCCTGCATGTGTAGGTTCTGACGGTAGTCCGCTTCACCGCGATAAATGGTTAACGCTTTGTATGCAAGCGGTAGCAAAGGCGGATTGTCTGGCGTAGACACGATGTCTTTGGTATTAATGAACACAAACGGGATTTTCTTTAAAGTCTGACCGCGTAACTTTGGCGCAGTTAATGCAGCAGGGTTATAATCAGTTTCCTGAAAAGTACCTTGCATGTATTCCGCTTCACCGTTTGGCTCGTTGGTGTCAACTGCACCCAATTGCAACACACGGTATTTCTGTTTCAGTTCCCATGTAAAGTCGCTCTGGCGTTCGTAACCTGTTTCATTAAGTACAACAAGGTTAAGCGCATTAAACCCATTGACAAATGAACCGTCATCCCAGTTCATGATAGCTTCTGCAACATACATCGCAATGTACGGCATTGGGTTACTTGGGTCAGGTGCTACTGGCATGTCAACAATTAAACCCAGGCGCCCCGTAACTAACTGCTCCTCATTGATACGTTGCAACAGCAGGTCAAGTGACTCACCTGACAAGGTTGCTTTTTCTCGCAAAGATTCAAGGCGTGGGGTTAGCTCAATTGTGGCAGGTTTACGGTGCAGCATACCCATCAGGGTTTCAACACCTGTTTTAAAATCTTCAGGAAATGGGGCACGCTGTTTATAAGACTGGTAATGCTTCTGACCGTCTTGGTTCACACCCATACCGTCAAGCAGCATCCCTCCAGTTGGGGGCAGGTAATCAACGCCCTTTTCTTTAATTTGGTTTTCACCCAAGTACACGTCCCGCGTAATAACCCAAAGCGGTTGCATAGCTTGATAGCTTGGGTGTTTTGATGTTAACGCCATGCTAAGCTCCTATTGATGACCAGTTGTTCTGCCGTTTAATAATTGAATACGCCCCATAGGCCAGAGCCAGTCAACAAAGTAACCTATTGCGGTTGTGATGTGTTGGTACTGGTTTGTCTGGTCTTCTTGGAACGTTGAACCCTTTTGCAGTTGCACCGTAGCCAAGCCTTTGTGACACCATTGCGCAGTGTTAGGGTTGACGAACAACGTATGTTCACCCCACGCGCTACATATTTTAGCGCGTACAGCATTTTGACGGTCTTTAATGGAAGGGTGTGCAGGACGAACTCTACGTTCAAACTTCCATCCATTGATGCGCAGTACATCTTCTATATCAACATAGTCCGACTTGTGCCCGTGCTTTTCACCTGCGCGACCTGCGGGGTCACCGTATATGTATACGAACTTGTTTTGGTGGGTTTTGAACTTTTCAACAAACTCTAAAGCTGACTGCTTTGAGATTGCAGACTCCAAAACGATCTCGTCTAGCAGGTACGGTATACCATTCCTGACCACACCAATTGCAGAGCTTAGCGGGGTAAAGTTCTGGTCGTGCATCCAGTGCAGTTGCTCGTGAGGAAGTATTGACGTGTCAGTGTGGTTAGCACGGCTATAGTCTTCATAAATGCGCCCACCCGCAGTTTCAAAGCTTGCACAGTATTCTTGTTTGTACTGTTTGGTGGACATGGTGCGCTTAGCTGCTTCAATAACGTCAGGAGGTAGAATTTCCTCTGACGTCCAGTGGAAGTAACCGTAATCGGGGTCACCGCTATTAATTGCATACTGCGCCATATCATAATAATGGTTAAGACCGTCAGGTACACCAATGAACCAACACCATGCACGGTAGAACGGTCGTGTAGGGTTAACTGTATTTAATGCAGGCATGATGTTTGCTTGCAGTGCTTCACCCTTGACGTCCGCAATCTCGTCAATGATACCGCCTGTCCAGTTAATACCCTCAATACGCTGAGGTTGATCTAAACCAATAATGTGAATTTCTGTACCATTTGGTAAAAAGATTTTAAGCTCGCTTTCACTTGGTTTCTTGATGTGCATAACTGAAAGGGTTAAAGCTTTCATGTCATCCCACCAGATCTTTTTGGCTTGGTTGAATGTTGGTGCAGCACAAAAGTATTTTTCGTTTGGATACCACATTGCCTGACGTGCCAAGAACCGCTTAGCACGCTCAGTTTTACCAGAACGACGACCCGCAGGTACAACAGGGAATCGAATTCCATCTTCTACCGCACGTAGTAACTTCAGTTGTACTGGGTGCGGTTTAAGCTCATACCACCGTGCTTGTTGACGCTCAAGTATTAGTTTACTCATAGTGGAACCTGCGCTGCGAATGCTTTAAACGCTGCAATTAGTTCACCTTCTGTATCTGCACCCTCAGGCTTGCTTAAACCGCGAACTTCTGCTAGTGCTTTAGCTGCTGCAACGCGGGAAGCATAAGGCCCGTTATTACACGCTTGGCGCAGGGTATTACTGATTAAAGCTCGGTCACTAGCAATCTGCTCTTCTTCTGTGAAGTTATCCACATTGCGCAAGCGTACAATTTCATTTTGAACGTAGCTTTCACCTAAAAATTCTTGTGCGTATTGTAGTGCAAAATTAGGCGTAAACCCGCAACGTATAGCCGCAGTATAGCCGTCATAATCAACCATGTAATGTTGAATGAAAAGGTCACGTAACTGTTTTTCAACAGGTGTTAATTCTGGGCCTATTTGGCCAGTATAATCGTTTTGCCAAAAGAGACCTGATTGGGTGTCGGTCATTGCTGCTCCAATCGGTTAGGGTAGTTATATTTGGAGTATAGCTACCCGTACCAATTAAAGCAAACTGAATCTTAGTCAGCGACGCACACTGCGGGTAAAGATACGCTTGCACCTGTGTGCCATTGTACAAGCCTTGAGAGTTTTGAACTGCAACCGCAATAGGCGGTAATCCAGTCCTGTCGGCTATCTAGGATATCGCGCGTAGTTGTGAAGCTACGCGTTTCAACGAAGGTGCATTCAGTCAACAGGGGTTTTGGAGGTTCCGACTTTATTGGGGTCGTTACTAATGGGGTCACCTGTACAGGTTTTGGCGAGCAAGCAAGCAAGACCATTAGGGATAGGGTTATCAAGATAACTTTTAACAGTTGCATCCTTTTTCTCCACTTGCTCTAACCTTCGCTTGGCGGTGACTGCTGCCTGGGTACTGGATTTAAAATCCGTTAATAACCCCGCAATGGCAAGCGCATCGGTTTCACGAAGGTTTTGCAGTTCGGTGATATGTCGTTGCTGAACTTTGTTAATCTGTTCAGATGTGGTTAAGCGGTTTTCAACCTGCACAAGCTCAACTTTAGTTTCAAGCAAATCACGCTTAACAGTTTCCTTTTGTAACCACAATGTAAGGGTCACCCCTGCGGTTACAACAAGCAAAGCTATCAGCGTGTACTCAATATAAAGCCTAGCTTTATTCTTGATCAGGGAGGTTAGAATCGTTAGCATTTTTGATTTCCTCGAGTAACACCTAGTTTTTGATAAACGATTCTCTCCAGGATCCTGATGGATGCTATTGCACCCAACCACCCAAAGAGACCCGTCATCGCTCCTGTCCATGCATCGGAGAGGTGTAATGCGCGACACAAAAAGTATGTCAACACACCAACAAACCCCGCAGCAAATGTTTCAACGATAGCACGAACAACACTTACATTCTTTCCGGATTCTAGTGTGCGTAATAGATAACCTAACAGACCCCCAATTGCAGCTAAAAAAGCGTACAAGATTGCCTTCAGCCACTCAGGTATAATGTATTCAGGTAACATAATTGGCTCCAGTTTATTATAGGGTTAACGGAAGCCCATGCCCCGTATTTGCCCATAGTAACATTTCGCCCCCTATTACGCTAGTTGAAGTTAAATGTCAAGGGCTGCATACATCAAGTTGGTTGCAACGCGATTTGTCCATCCTTTACCGTACAAAGACCATTTGCCCAATGACGTGTAGTAGCTTAAACGCTCAGAATTAAACTTAAAGATTATGATTTGGGGTTCAAACTGGCTAACAGCTTGTAAAGTTTTAGGCCCAAGTATACCATCGTCGTGTACCCCTGCTGCGCGTTGTAGTGCGATTACAGCGCGTTTTAGCCCTGCGTTAATACCAAAGTCCCACACTTGGAAAACTATCGCGCTATGCAGCGCGTGCGCCCCGCATTTGTCCCACCAATCGCGCTTATAAATGTCTTTAGCTTGTTGAAGGGTAATATTCTCAATATCAAGGTGGCCGTAGGTATTTGCAGCGATACCGTACTTCGTACCTTTTAACTCACCTTTACCTACAATTCCACCAGTCCAGTTGCCTGCGTCATTGCGGTCACGTGAAAACCCACCCTCGTGACCGATTAAACGTTCAAATGCTTTGTCGAATGTGACTGCCATAAAAATACCCGTAAACAGTGTTAATGATACGGGTATTGTAAAACGATTATGTTTATGCTAGGGGTTGACCATTTATCCCGCACGCATACATGTCATACGAAAGTAGTATACTGGCGGTTATACCGCAGTTATGAAACCCGCCTGTGTAACTCGTAGACAGGTTGTGCGTGTGGGTCAAGAACACTCCAATCGTTACCTGCTGTACACCAAGCGACTTCATTAGTGCTTGTACAGAACGGTAGCGCAACACCTTACGAGTTAGGTTTTTGCATTTAACTGACCACATTAATGCCTTGTTCAACCATTCGTGCAGACGTTCAGTTGATTCAGCTTTATACGCATGCTTGCAAAAGGTAAAGAACTGTTCAGTGTCCTCTTCAAGGATAAGGGTGTCGAACTTAGCTAGTTCACGCTTTTCGATCTTCATAACCGTGCTTCTCCGCAATCTCAAAAGCTTCACTGTTCACCCATGCTTCTTGCTGCACAGGCCAACAAAACTTTGTTTCGTCAAATGTGTTTAAGTCCCGAGCCATTTGATACCCTTCGTAGAACGCTTGTTTAAGCAGCGCACCAACAACATGACCCAGTTGAATGTTAATACCTTCAAACGTAGCTGCAATTTGTGCATCGCTTTGGGTTAGCTCAAGCGGTGCAGGTGCGTCAGCGGGTAGTAGGTACAGTTCACACCAGTTACCATCCTGCTGCACCCACTTGGTATATTCGCCTTTATTCTTACCAAACTTCTCAACAAGTGCGTTAACGCCCAACGTAGTAATCTTGTGTTTGTTGTCTAGCACAATAGACATAACTTTCCCGCACAGGTTTCCTATACTGTCACAGTACTCTGATTCATGACCGACAATATAGCTGTGACCGTTGCAGGTGAAAATAACGTTCTTACCTGTCGTTGGTGGTACAAACTGAGCTTTAGCAAGGAACAGCTCAATATAGTCATCCTCGCAGGTTGTAAGGTCAGTATATTCATACTGCAAACGTATAAACGCATGTACTAGACGCTCAACGTGGTCTGCTGTTTGCCTGTGGTTATTTTGGTATAACGTCAGACGTATTCGCCTGACCATTTCAGCAGGTATGTTTTTAACTTCATTCCAATCACAAACGGTGTATTGATGCCCGTTGCAGGTTACACATAAATTCATTTTAATACCTCAGCTTTATTAGAATATAGTTTTGCTACCTTGATGTATTCTCGGGAACACTGTTTACCCATACGAGAAGGTTTCATACCATCTGCAAGCAACACATGTGCAGCGAATACGCCTACTATTGTATATTGTTTAGAAGCATCAAACGTGTGCCCTTCATAAGTACCCAACGGTGCGTCAACTTTAACAACCATGCCAATTTTCATCTGGTGTTGGTTGACCGCAAAGTATTCAAACAGCATTTCGTTCATTTGGTTCAATTTACCATACTCACCCTGTGCAATATCATAGAAGCTTTCAGGGTTTGGGTTCATTGTTTCGATATGTATAAACCCGTCATGCTTGTAACGATTTTCAACCATGTGCCGTTCAAGCTCTGCATAATCTACTACCTGCCACGGGTGTAGATGTGCTTCGTCGATGGTTCGCACAGCAACACCCTTTTCAAGTAATTCTTTACAAAGCTCGTTTAGACCGCTTTGGTGTTTGCGCCAGCTCATGCTCATTAGTGGTTCTCCGATACTAGGGTGTAGTCGCTGTGGCCAGGATATGCAGCACGCCAAACAGAGTCACGCATGTAGTATTCCTCATCTACTGGGAATGGTTCGCGGTCATCGTTAATGGTGTCAGGGCTGTACATAAACAAGGTAATTGTGTCGCAGGTGTGACCCTCTTCAATAAGGCGTTGGTATAGCGCACGAGCAACATCTAAACTGTATGTCATTTCTGGTGCTTCACCAAACCCGTACACACAGCCATCGTGACCGATGATAAATTTATTTTCGGTTTGCATAACACCAAAGCGCACCGCTTGCGGAATAATTACAATTGAGCCCATTATGAAATGTCCTCTGGTTGCGGGATAAGGTGGTCAAACATGTGTGGCGCTTGTTCGATGCAGCACAGCACGTCTTCAGCTTGGTCTGCGTCAATACCGCAACGGTCGCGCAGGTATTGCATAGCACGTTGAGCACGCTCATGGTTTACTGCTTCTTCCTCAGTGTTAAACTCTTTACCAGTAAAGTCACACACGTATTTGATTTTAGTTGTTGCCATTTTGCACCTCTTCATAATTATTGTAAATGTTCTGAATATCTACGCGGTATTTAGCGTCGAAGATATTAATAATACTAGCACACTGTGAAGCATCAATTGCACCGTTTTCGTATAGACCGATTACAGCTTTAGCTTGACCACAGTTAAACCAAAGGCCTACAGGATCATGCACACCGTCAAAGATAGCGTCGGCATTACCGTCAAGCAATTTCTTAGACGCAGCTACTACACCATCAATGAGGGCTTTATAGTTTGCAATTTCAAGCGGGGTCATTATACACCTCAATAAGTTTTTGCAAAGATTGACGGTCAAGTGTTGGGCCACCTTGATAGGTGCTTGCAGCAATTAACCCCACCAGTGCATCATGAAGCTGCGCACCTTTGTCTTCAGGTAAAGGACACCATACAGGGATAACACCGTCATAGCGTGCAGTTTGGGTAATGGTGCGGGAATGTACGTTAACGTCAACGGTGTGCCCAAGCTCAGCATGACGCTTATCGCACAAAGGTACATTAAACAGGTTAGGATGCACGCCTACGGTTTTGTAGTGCGGGCAGCTAACACAAGAAGGGATTTCTATTTTCTTACTCATTATTATCTCCAATAATGTTTTGCTATTGGAACATTATACAACACAATGAACAATCAAAATTAAACCCGCAGGATGTGGGTTATTGTAAGAACTAGGTATCTGATAAATGTTGTCTGTTTGGTGGGTGGTACTACTATGATTATTTTACCGCTTGGTACATTTTGCATAGACACCTCACTCAGGGCGTAAAGCTCTCCAGTAGTATGGGCGCAGTGCTTCAGCTTTGCGTAACGTACCATGTGCGTGCATGCTAAGCAGCACCTTAATTAAACTGTCTTGACCAATCTTCCAACCACCTTGTTCCTCTAGAGCTGTGCGTACTTCCTTTGTGCTAAAGGTTCGAGGATATTCAGGTAGCGCGAACAATATAGCTTGTTCGAGGCGTTCTTGAGTTGCAGGTGCATATTATTCCCCAATAAATATACACAGGGTTAGTATTGCACAAGTCGCAACCAGTGCAATACACGTTGACCTAGTTGCGCTTTGGCTCGTCAAATGTAATGGTGATACCTTTGCGCGAAGCAACGCGTTGAACAATAGCTTTCGCAAGGTATACAGAACTGTCTGCAATGCAATCAAGCTCAGCTTTATCCATTGCAATTTGTGCGGTTTGACGTTTAGGTCGTGTTTGCAAGAAAGTATCTGCATAGGTTGCAGCCAGGTGTTCAATTGACTGGTGTACTGCTTCAACTGCGTCTTGCTGTGCTTCTGTTAATGTGGTCATAAGTGTTACTCACTGACGGTTGCGGTGTATTGCGGGTTCTTGGTGCTAAAGTTTAGGAACTCGCTTTGTATGTAGTTGAGGTCATCGCTGTGCAGTAGCAGCGCATTATAATCAACCCAACGAGAACCGTCAAAGTCATGAATCTGGTCGCGACCGTACTCAATCAAGCACCAACGTGGTTGCACGTTAGAGAACTGCCACCATTTAGCAATATTGATTAAACGGCGTTCGATTTTATAAGTTTTAGTAGCCATATTAAGCTCCTTGAAGTGTTGTGTAATTATACCAGTTTAAAACTGTTCAAACTGTTTTTGAAGAGCTATTAGATACTAACCACACTTCTACACTAGGGTAGCTTCGCACCATTGCACTATAGACTTCATTTGTGCAGGTGTAACGTCACTGACGATAACAAGGTTAAACGCAAGCTTCATACCCAAGCTGCGCTCGCGTAAAAACGAACGTACAGTTTGGCTAGGTACAGCAAGCTGATGAAAAATTGCGTCGCACTGTTCCTGAACCCCTGTTACCCATATTGGTTGATAACCTGTACGAGTTTGAAACAGCTTTGACACCATGTGGCGCACCCCGTAACCTACTGGTGCTTTGATTTGCATTGTAATCATGCGTATTCTCCTATTTACCTGACGACTAAAGGCACCGAAGTGCCTTTGTGTATGGTGGTAGCTCCGAAAGCCCTTTCGGGCTTAAAATTAACGTTTAGCTATTTGACCAACTGGGGTATTCTTGCAGCTGATGCAAGTCATGCACCATATTTTCTTAAAGTCCTCAGGGTGGAATTTTTCACGCTCCTGACGTCCACCGCAACGGTTACACTTCACGAGCTCAGCCTGACGCTGTTTTTCAATTTGACTAATCATTTTGCGTTCCTTTTAGCTTGTTTGCTTGGTATGTAGTAACTTTATGACAGGTTGATGTATCATGCAAGGGGTAAATCAAAAATAATTAAAATATTTTAGTCAAAAAATAACCCCGCAGTAAATACAGTAGAACTACGGGGTTTCAACTACTATGTAGCTGTGTGACAACGTCACAGTGAGGGGTCAGAATATGTGCATATTATAGCACGGTAAAAACAATCAACAGATCTTGATGCTGCCCGTTGGCATGTTGCGGTCAAGGGTAATGGTACACCCGCACAGCTTTGGCAACTCAGCACCCTGCGCACCAATGCCGTAGCGCATTAACACACGATACGCTTCTTCACCCAGGCGGATCTGTGTTGCAGGTGTTTCATTCGCGCTGTTATGTGCTTGCACCTGGCGCATAAGGTTGTCAATTAAGTTCATGTTAGCTGTCCCATGAAATAGCATAAACGTTTGTGATGTTTGGATGTTCAAGCAGCTCGTTTTTGAAGCTATTCATTTGCGGTTCATAAACAAGGTGTTTGAAATATATTACCACAGTATCCCGATAATGAAAGTAGATGTCGTCGCAGTCCTTTACTTCTACCTGCATAACGCTTGCAAAGTTCGGACGCTTAATCATGTGCCCTATAACACTGCGAAGCATTGCTTCCTTTTGTAAGTCTGAAGCGTATTCACTGTCAAACCAGGCTTCAACACCTATGTACCCTTTATCTTCATTATTGTGCATTTTATTCATCCTCAACCCGCATAAGGTCTATTTCATAATCTTCAAGGTCTTCCATATACCTCACCGCTTTTTAGGTGCAGGTCGTTTACCCCCGCTACTTTGCCACTGCTGTCGACCATAGCAACGATCATTGTGTGCTATGGGGTTTTGTACTGGCGGTAAATATACTGCGCTTAGCGCCATTGCTAGTGCGATGCTACGCTTGGTCATTGTTCTCTCCGAATTGTCTTGCTATGCGTGCAACACCGTTTGCACGTCTGTCAAGGTACATGTCAACCAGTTCATGGCATTCATTACGCAGCACGTCGCAGCGTTGGTAATCCCCATCCACTGCACTGTTGACAAACTCTTCAGTTTTAGCACTGAGCTTGGCTTGTAATGCACCAAGATCAGCACCTAGCTTGATAACTGTTTCAGCTCGATTCATGGTAACGTCCATTCACCTTTCTCGTACTCAATTTCAATATAAGCACGGAACCATACTTCAAAGTCATCCCAAGTAATTTCGGAGCGGATCCATTGATTAGTTTGGGGGCTATGCATGAACATAATAACACGCCACTTCTGCTTACTTTGGCGGTAGATTAGGATTGGAATTCCCCCGAACTCTTTCGATGCGGTCATGCACTGCTGCCACCATGTGTTGACACTTAGCTGCTCCTGGCGCTTAATCTCAATGCACAGTTTGAACGGTGTTGTCAAGTCCGACCCACCGACTGCTGACTGGTTCTGGTTGCGCTGCACCAGTGGTTTCTCTGGGAACTTAAACCCACGCGCATGACAGAATGTGTCAACCAGTTCATTAAGCTTGGTTGCTACCTCGCGTTCACCCTCAGCACCCTTTGTTCTGATGTTTACCATGTTGCATCTCATTCAATATAGATCTTGCTTGCTTCATACCTTTGTACGCACGCTCATCACAGTGTCCGTTTGCAACATATCTGTTTTCTGTGCGATTGGTATGACCCTTAACATGTTTAGCTTTTATTGTCAAGTTAAACTGTTTTCCTAGTTGGAAGATGTATTGTAACACCTTAGCAACGTCTGCACGCGGTTTGTTGAGCCCGTTAATACAGTTGACCACACCTAGATTGTCTAACTGTATCAGCAAGGTGTCAGAATCCGCTATCAGTCCCGCTTTAATGCTAGTGTGCATAGCGTTTGCGACAGCTTTCATCTCGGCTTCATAACTATCCTTGATAACACCTTGCAGCGCACCACCGCCAGGGAGTTTACCCCTGTCAGAGGCGCACCAGAACCCATACCCACCCGCGCCCCATTTAGGACAATGTGACGCGTCTGTCATTAGGGTTACACGCATAGGCTACCACCCACCGTTCAGCTGAGGTTCGTGTGTAGGTTCACAGTCTTCAATCGCTTGTACCAGTGCTGCACCAGTATCCGCAACAGGTTTACCAAGGCACACGTCACAGTGAAAGATGCCAGGAACGCCTTTCTCGTTCATGCGCGTTAAAAGAAGTGCATTTGTTGCACCACACTTGTTACATTTAATCATTCTGTTCTTCCTCTAACATTTGCAAGCGACGGTTTAATGTGTCGCGTGCTTCTTTGATGTCTTGATTGTAGTTCTTGTCACCGCGTACACCTGCACAAAGTAGCTTTTTAATTGCATGCCCTTGTGCATGGTCTGTGACACCAAACAAGTCTATGACACGGTACACATCAACACT